CCGGCCTCCGTACTGCCGACCCCAGCCCCGCAAGACGGCTGGGTGTTTAGGTGGGTACGCACCAGCACACTAGGCCAATCAGATGCTACGAATGTTTCCCAGAAGTTTAGGGAGGGATGGGTGCCTGTAAAACAGGAAGATCACCCAGAGCTTGAGGTCATGTCTGATATAGATTCCAGATTTCATGGCAACATCGAAATAGGCGGTCTTTTACTCTGTAAACAGCCAGAAGCAGAGGCTGAAAAGAGAAAGGCATACTACGAAGATGT